CCAAGACCAACATTAACAACTACATCCATTCCAGCATCCCATGCTCTAGGGTCGATAGGTGTCCATTCATTTCTTAGTCGGACCATGCGTTCTTTGCTTTGATGTGTGCTTAGAAGTTCTAAGATACCTTTGAATAAAGGTTTCATGCCTTTCTCAGCAAAGATACGAGCTATCAATTCAATATGCTGTTGACCGCCTTTAACAGTTGCATTAACCGCAGCGGCAGTAGTTGATTGTAAAGCGTCAGCGTCTAAACCCATAGAAGCCTTAGACATACCAGTTCTGTTTTCTTTTATTTCATCCATATATTGCAACATAGGAAAGGCTTGTTGACCAACAAAAGGAACACTAAAAGGCTGTACTGCGCCAGCGTTACGAGTACGAATAATACCGCCAACTTCTGTATTCATGACATCTTCTATATTTGCTTGTCCTTCAACAACAGCAACTCTAGGATGAACACTCAATGCAAGACTGTCTAACATAGAACGGAGAATCATAGACTTCACTTTCTGTATGTCTTGTGTAATATCCGCTATAGAAGTTCCAAAGAAAGTATGTGGCTCTGGGTCAGGGCAGAAAGACACAAAAGGTATATGCGAACATGGAAGGTTCTTTCTAATTTCGTAACTATCACCAAGACAACATATACGCCTTAGTTCCGCTAAACCATCACCAGTCATATCAACCTTCATATAGGCTTCAATATACTGCACTTTAAGGTTGCTATCATCTTGTTCGCTGTCAGTTGTATCAACACCTAAAGGGTGTCTAGCTCTGTATTCAGCGTTATCATCCATCTCCATATCATAAGGAGTTGCATATTGCATAACATCATCATAGTCATACCCCATCTCGACAAGCTCTGAAACAGTAAGATAGCGTCTATGACCCACTAAATACGCATCATCCATAGAAGTTGCGTTGCGGTCTATGAGAAATTCTTCTGGTGGTAGGCTATCTACTCTAATGCAACCACCTTCTTTTTTCCTTCTTAACTTCACATCATGCAACTGTGGTATCATCATGGATTGCTCTATTAACTCAGGAATAACTTCTTGCGCTTCTGGCGGTAACATATCCTCTATCATTTGCTCTGGAGTTTTTTCTTCCTCTGGCATATCTTCAACAACAGTCTCATCAACTATTGTATCTTCCATAGGCTGTTCCTCCATACTAGGCATATCTTCTGGATTAACTTGGATGGTTGCTTCTGGTGTAGGAAAAGCTGGGTTAGGGTAAGATTTAATTTTAATAATCTCAACTTCGGTATCAGACTCTAAAACAGCTAAAGAATCGTCATCTAAACCTTCGTATTCAAAATACTCAGCGTTGTAGTTATCATCCCAATAATACTTAACAATACCATTCTTACATAACAGCGCATCCTTAAAGGCATTGTAAAAAGTTGTAAATCCATCATTATCTTGGTTTAAGACTATCTTATTGATAAAATCGGTAGCTTGTTCAGCAGTCTTAACATCCTCTTTTCCGAAAGGTACAAACTCAACCACATTCTCCGTTGAGAAAAATATACGCATAAGGCTAGGCATAATATCAGCAATAGTGTCGTGAACATCCCTACTAACGACTTGACTGCGCCCATCTTCCTCATTGCCAAAAGGCAGACCTTGATAATATTCAATGGCAGTAGCTCTTAACGGACTAATAGTATTATCTATATAATCAACCGCATCATCTATAGCGGAGCTAACTGTTCCAGTTAAATCTTCGTTGTTAGGTTCTAGGTTTTCACCATCACCATAAAATTCTGAGTCAGACTCACCATACATATCGCCAACATCTTTGGCTTCGTAAATATCTTTCATTATGTTTTTACCGATTTTGTTTTCTTAGGTTTTTCCTGGGCTTTAACAGTTTGGGTTTTTTCTTTTCTCGATAGGTTTTTAACTAACAAATCGTGGACATCATATTGAGCATCATATCGAGTAACCATAGTTGATTCCTTTTTGTCGCTATATTTAGCGTTATAAAAGGTTATTCTATAACAAAAAAATTTTTTTTTCTAGGTATATATACATTATGTAGGGGGGTGGTCTTGAAAAGACACAATATGTTCTTATATTTTAAAAGGTATATAAAATTTTTTTTTGGATTGGTAGATAAAAAATTATATACCCCTACCCCCTTCATATACCAAGACAAGGGGGGTCTTTCGCTTTTATTTTAAAAAAACATAATTAAATCAATAACTTAGCAAAAATCTCTTGTTTGTTTTATTTGTTTGTTTGTTCAAATATTGTAATAAATGACCAGTTTATACCTTCTTTAATGCTTCCAAATGGAGGTCATTAGTTGAGATATTAACTTGGACATTGTTGCCAGTTCCAGCCTTAAACTGGGAGTTATAAGAACCAGCAAGCCATTTTCTCGAGTCAATCATTAGCTTACTTTTATTGATAGACTCATTGTCAAGGTCAGTTGAGTCGGCAATCTCTACAGTTTCAGCGGCTAAGTCTTGAGCCTTCTGGAGCTGGTACTGCTCTCGAGCGTGTGTTAGCGCTTCTCTTTTCCCTTGTGGAAAAGCCTTTGATGGCTGGTCCAAATACTTATAAAACAATCCCCAAGTCAAAGAGCCTTTACCTTCTCGAGTAAATCCTTTTAAAGACTCAACTTTACCTTTTACAATTTGACTAAAAGAAGCGCCATTGATTACAGCTTCAAAAAGTAAATTTTCCAGCTCGGACTCATCTGGATAATTGTCCTTAATATGTTTTAATTGCTGCCTTGTTATTTTTTGTCCAGCCATGCGATTCGACTCCTTGTTAAAATAAATAATTAATTATAATAAAAATAGATTCAAATAACAATTATTAAAAAATCCGCAAACATTGCAACAACCCTTATATCCTATAGGATATATAAGGGATGTTTGCACTTTTGTAATTGCCATTTTGCAAACAACCTTGGCACAAACACTATGAAAAATAGCAGTATTTAGCCGTTTACAGCTTGTTTGCAGAATGTTTGCACTTGTTTGCAATCGTGTAAATTTTGATTCGCTGCAACATCTGCAAACATCCTATTAATAAAAATAATGAAAAAAAAGTTTTATCTATTTTTTAGCAGTATTCCGCCAGTCTGGAGGTTTTTGTTGTTTTTTGTTCAAATAATTAAAAAAAAACGCTTGACCAATGTTTTTTTATTAACTATAACCTTGCTCATAACTAAATTTTATTAATCAATTTATGGAGTATAAATTATGACTATCAAAGAATTAAACACAAAAGGCTTAAAAGGTAACGCTAGAAAAAAAGAAGTTGAGAGATACATCAGCGAAGTTATGCTGGAAGCTATGAACTCAAACTCTGGCGGTCATTGGACTAAAAGCTGGTTATCTGGAGTCGGTGGTGCAGCTAACCTACCAACCAGATTGACTGGCGAAAATTACCAAGGCTGGAATCAATTTCATTTACTAATGCAAGCAAAGGCGAAAGGCTTTACCTCGAATCATTGGGGAACTTTTAACGGCTGGAAAGAAAAAGGTTTTATGGTCCAGAAAGGACAAAAATCAACCCCAGTTATTTTTGCAAAATATGTATTTGATGATGACGAGGAAACTGGAAAAAGTGTATTTAAATATTTTGTTTATAATATTTATTCAGTTTTTAACGCTTGCCAAGTTGCCGACTCCAATGGCAATTTTGCGGACCAGTCCGAGCTATATTCACCTAAACCAGCACCGACTCAAGAGTTTACAAATAAACTTTGCGAGAAAGTTTCTCAAGAGTATCTGGAATCTCAAAAAATCGAGGTATCAAGAATCAGCGGTTCAGCTTCACCTTTTTACAATAGGACTCAGGATTTTATTGGGATGCCTTTACTATCTGATTTTATCAATACTGATGATGCAACAGCCGAGCAAAATTATTTTGCGACTCTGTTCCATGAGATAGGTCATTCAACTGGACATGAGTCAAGGTTAGATAGAAAATTTGGTAATAAATTTGGGGATGATGATTACGCTTTTGAAGAATTAGTTGCAGAGCTAACAAGCGCTTTTATCTCTGGTCATACTGGACTAGAACCAACGCCAGCTCTTAACCATGCAAGCTATCTTCAAAGCTGGAACAAGCGCTTCAAAGAGGACTCCAGGTACTTTGTAAAAGCTATCAAACTAGCGAGCAGAGCGAGTCAATTCTTCATTGACAACACGAGCTTAAAAGTAGCTAAACCAGAACCAAAAGAGGAGGTTAAAAAAGAGCCAGTAAAATTTGAGACTGTAGCTCTAATTAAAAGGGAAGAATTATCAGCCTAACTGACGAGGATTCAATATCCGAAACTAGGGTGTTAATTTACCCTAGTCTTAGGCAATAAAGCTTAACTAAATAAGGAAAATATTATGATAAATGGAATAATTTTAAGTTTAATAATTAGCGCAATCTTTGGAGCTGTTGGCGGCTTGGCTTACTGGTTAGCTCAACCAACGCTGGAAGATTTTGACTCCAAAGCGGAGTTTATTAAATCATTAACTAAGGAGGATTTTTAATATGCCAAATTACGACCATAGCGAATTAAATAAATTATTAAAAGCTAGAAGGACTAAAACAGAGCAAGCAATTTCAGATTGGCTGTTGGATAATAATGCGGTTAGGCTTGTTGGCAATAACGGCAAGCTTGCTGATTTTACTCAGAAAAGTATCAGAGAATTATCAAAAGAAATTACTAGCTTAATTGATTCAGCCTAACTGACGAGGATTCAATATCCGAAACTAGGGGATTAATTTCCCCTAGTCTTAGGCAATAAAGCTTAACTAAATAAGGAAAAATACTATGGGAACTAGATGTAACATAAAAATAAAAACTGGTAATACTACGCTTTGGGTTTATCGTCATTGGGATGGCTACCCAGCCGCAACAGGAAACGACCTAGCAACAAAACTGGTAAATGTTAAAGACGCCAATGAGTTTATTAATAAATTATTAAATGATGATGCTTACGAGATAACAACCGAGCAGCATGGGGATATAGAATATTTATATACCATTAAGTTCGAAGATTCTGGGGTTTATTTTGAGGTTGAAGAAAGGGAAGGTTGGGGAGAAGAAACAACCTTTAATTGGATTGATAACTATTACCGAAATCAAGAGGAGCAAGATAAGAAAACTGATAGGGCTTCTTTTGAATACCTAAAAGATACTTCAAAAAAGGAAATAATAAACAAGCTAGGGTATTACTTTAGAGCAGCCTTAAAAATGCAAATTCAAAGTGCCGAGCATCAACTAAAACAGGATGCTTACTTTCACCAATTATTAGACATAGAGGAGGTTAAAGAGTCAGCCTAACTGATGAAGGTTAATCCAGAAACTAGGGGATTAATTTCCCCTAGTCTTAGGCAATAAAGTCTAACTAAATAAAGGAAAATATTATGATTACATATAAAAGTTATGAAGATATACAGCCAATGGTGGTTACTATGGATAAAATTCAAGAGTTTGAAGTTGGGGATTTAATTAATGGTACTTTAGCTTGGGTTTATATTGATGGAGAACCAGCTTTTCAGGTTAAAAATAATGGTACAGATTATCAATTTACTTTAGACCATTTTGATGAACCAGAAGGATATAAAAAATTATTATCAGCTATGAATGAGCCGAGCCATTTTCACGAGATAATCTGGGATTTAATTTATCAAGAAAATGATGTTGATAGGAAGCTAATGGTTTTTAATCAAGGTAATATTTTAATTAAAGAAAATAAAAACATTGGTCAATAGCTTTAGACAACTGAACACGAATCAAATATCCTTAGTTACAGGAAAGGAGATTCAACATGAAGTGTAACGAAGCTAAAGTGCAAAAAAGTGATTTGTTATTATTGCTCGCTCTGGTAAATCATGGTGGGCTAATAACAGATTGTAGTGAGTATGAAAGAAACGCTTTTGATAGGTTATTAGAATCAACAAAAGCGGAAACAGTTAAACCAAAATATGGAGTGGAGTAAATGAAAAATTTAATAACTATAACTAAATATCATAACGAAGCAGTATGCAATTTTTTTGAATTAGATAAAAACCATGCTCTTTATTGTGTAGATGTTATCAAAGATAATTCCCCAGAAAAACATAGTAAGTACCGAATTGCTAGTGCCGAACATTTACAAAGTATAGCGGATGTTAGAAAATATATTAAATCAATAATAAATGGATATAATCATTTATCATTTAAAGTTAAATACAATGGGCTAAAAAGTTGGGAATATTTACGAGGGGAAAAATGGGATTAAAATATTTATATCAGGGTAAGTTATCTGGCTATCAAAAATGGATAGACCAGCTCAAGTTAGAATGGAAGAAAGAGAAGGAAAAAAATTATGAGATTAATTAGTTATATAAGGGTTAGTAGTGAGTCTCAGGCGGACAACCAAAGTCCTAAGACTCAACAGGAGATTAACAACCATACCTTGTTAGTTTTACAGGACAAACAGGAGCTGCCAGAAGGGTTAAGAATTAACGAAGATATATCTGATATAGGCGTATCTGGATTGACCGAGTTTAAGGATAGACCGCAAGGCAAGAATCTAAATACGCTAGACGAAGGAGATTGTATTTTTATTTCTAGTGTTGATAGGTTGGCAAGAGATAACAGGATATTAGAAAGTTTTTTGCACGACTGCAAAGTGAAAGGTATTAATATTTTTTGCGCTAATACTGGTAATATTACTTTAGGAGTTAATGCGCAGAAAAAATTAGAAGTTTCCATGACTGCTGTTTTTTCTGAATACATGGCGAGCCAGATTAAAAAGAATGTCAGGAGAGGTAAGGATTCTAAGCGTGGAGTATATCACCTAGACGAAGAAACAAAAGGGTATATAGGCGGTAAACCGAACTGGGGTTATAAGATAGTTGGCGAAGGTAAATCAGCCACCATTGTTAAGGAAGTTTGGAGGGATGATGTATTAAAATTTATTCAAAGTTTATCGAATGGCAATGTATCAACTAGGCGTATTCAATCTGAATGTATTGAGAGGTTCGGAGAGGATAAAACGCCAGCCAGTCATAACACTATAGCGAAATTAATTATGAATGAAGAAGCTATAAAAAACTATGAGGAAAGTTTAACAATTAGGCAAGAGGTTTAATATGCGGTTTCACAAAATGATGAGAGAGTTATTGGATAAGCATGGCAAGAAGTTTGATATGGAAGAATATCACCGAGAGCAGTTGGCTATGGTGCAAAAAAACTTTGGCGGTATCTGGATTATGGAAGATATTAAAGGGGGTAAACAATACAAGTGCATCAAGACTAAAGAGGAGCTGCAAGAGGAGCAATCCAGAATAAAACAAATTGACGATAGAGCAGATAAAGAGGGCTGGTTCTATGGGGATTAGTTTAACTCTCAAAGAGAAGGATGCGGAGATATTATTAGAATATTTTAAGAGCGAACAGAGGAGAATGGTATCACCTTCTGGCTCGGAGCATAGCAAAGATACCAGGGAAGTTATTAATAAGCTAACAACAAGGCTAAAAAAGAGGATAAGTAAATGAGCGACAAATTACGAGATGAGATAGAAAAAGATTGGATGGAATTAGATAAAAAATACGAAGCTATGGGGGAAAAAGAAGCGCAGCTTTTTATTACTTACTCGCTAGATAATTTGTTTAAATCTATGGTCCTAAGTTTCCCAGAAAAACAATCATTATTAGTTTTACAGTCCATAATTTTATCTGCTATAAAGTTAAAGATAGACGCTGATAATAGTGTTGACTCTAGTGATGATGTAAATTAAAATTAATCTATCAATACTTCATAGTGTTATTGATTATTTAGTTAGGATAAGGGTGGCGCAAGCTGCCCTTATTTTTTTTTGCCTAAAAAAAACCTAGTTAATAACAAAGTTTCTACAGGGGGAAAGAAGGATGGAAGGAAACTAAGTATTA